GGGTATCGAGATATACTTTGTTTCTGTAGCCTTCGTGTTTTTTTACTGATTCCAGTAATCTATCCATGTTCATTTTGTTTCTCCTTATAATCTGCTTTGAGATATGTGATTGTTTGTACCCACCCTGTTGGTATGGTGATGTGACGGCCACCTTCTTTGTCGCCGTCAAATTCTGAATAGTCTGCCATGATAATTATTTTTGTCTCGTCTTTATACATTAGCCACCCGGTTGAGTGACAGGTAGCTAATCGTTCTTTTTGTATGTCTTCAATAGAATGCCACCCGGTTTGTCCGTCTTTGGCATCGAGCCACGTAACAAGGACCACGGGTTTGTTCATTAGCAATTCATGCCTTCTGACATATATTCGTCAACGTTAGTATTCTCATAGTTTGGATCGTGGTAGTCACGCCATACGTCTATGTTTGCTACTCCGTATTCACTGATAAATTCAACATAGTCCATGCCTTCTGCATCTTCTTGCATTGTAATTACCCAATCTTTAAACTTCATGCTCATATCTTTCTCCTAGTTATTATGATAGTGTAATGCGTTTACACCTAAGTTTCGTAGACATTCTTCTCTAAACTCTACGACGTATTTACGTAAGTCTTTATCTTTTACGTCTGATAGTTCTGTTAGTTTGTCTGCTACGTAAAACAAACATACTCTGTTATCTATTATATCTTTTGCATCGTTTTCCATGTTAGTCCTTTCTACGTTTCTAAATAAAAGGGAGTATACTCCCCCATATAAGAACCGTTAATATTAAAGTCGAAGTACTCGACTGCTTCCTCATAGGTCATCTCACTACGCCCCATAAGTAACTCTAAAATTAGTTCCGTGTCGTAAACTACTCTTGTTCTTTCTCCGTCCCATATGACTCCCGCTATTGCCTCGTCGAAGCCCTCTGCAAATAAGATGTTCGGCTCGTCGTCGCCATAGAGATCTGTTATGTCTGCACGATTCATGGTCTTTAGATATCATGTTTTTGGACCTCGGACAATGGACAAATTGATTCATTCTTTTTTATCCTTATATTTCTTCATTATCTGCTCACCTGTTGAGTCATCAATATAGTAAGTGTAACCATTTAGATTGATATATACGGCGTCATCATCGACCACGTCGATACGCATATTACCAATACCTATTTCTGTTCTTTCCATAGTATCCTTTCTTTAAGTATAGATTATACTAATTAATGGGATAAAGAAGAACTAAATAAGATTAATAGTAGTTAGTTGTGGATAACTTTGGTTCCCTATAGTACTTTTTACTCAGAAAAAAAAATAATTTTTTTTATTTTTGCAAAACAGACGTAACCACGTAACCATAGTATTTATTACTTGAAATATAACAATAATATCGTTACTTTGACCACGTAACCAGACGTAACCAGACGTAACCTCTACAGATACGATTTTTCAGTACAGTATAATAATATTATTATTATTATTACTATATTAATACTATAGGAAAAGATTTACATTAGAATAAAAATGTATTAAACTAAAAATATGCCTAAAATTAGAGATGGTGGCCTAACACCTAAACAAAGAGCCTTTGTTGAAATATTTGTCAAAGAAAACGGTCGTTTGACAGCAACAGAATGTGCAAAACAGGCAGGATATTCTGAGAAGTCTGCTGTTTCACAGTCTTGTAACCTAAGAAATCCTAAATATTTTCCAAAAGTAGTAGAAGCTATAGAGAATCTGCAACGAGAATATGCAGAAGCTAGTAAATTAGATTTTGTTAAACACTCAAGAGAATTATCACGGTTGCGAGATCATGCTGTAACGAACGGTCAATTAGGACCTGCTGTACAAGCAGAATATCGTCGCGGTCAGTTAGCAGGATTTTATGTTGATAGAAAAGAGGTTGTAACAGCCTCGCTTGATAACATGACTAGACCAGAACTCGAAGCTAAACTTAAAGAGATTCGTGATCACAATGTTATCAATGGCGAAGCTATTGGCGTAGAAATTACAGAAGTTATCGAAACTGACAAATCAGAAAAATAATAGCAAAAACTATTACCCAAAAAATTATTCTCCAAAATAGTAATAAAAAAAACATTACCAGACTATCCTATAACTACCCATATCGTGCTGAGTAGCTATTGTTCTACATTCTGGACTACAGTATCTTTCAAATTTACCAATTTCTTTTTCCTTACCGCAACGAAAACATTTTCTTTTAACTAAATCTTCTTCTGCTTTCGGTTTCGATTGATTGTAGTAATCGGGCATTACAAAATTATCTTTTGTCATTTACAACGCCCCCAAAGAAATCAGCTACTTCTTTCTTCTTTAGTTCTTCTAGTTTCCTTTCCCATATCTTTTGATAATCTTTATCGTCTTTAGTTTTATCTATCATCTTTAATAGATTCTCTTGTCGTTTAGATATTTTTTTAGTCATAATTTTCCTTTCTAAAAATTAACTTTGTAAAGTGTAGTTTCTCCATTGTCAATTTTCTTTTTTAATTGTTGTGCATATTCATAATAATAATCTGCTTCTTGTTGCTTATCAAAAAATTCTAGTTCAGTTGCTTTATCGTAAGCGTGACGATATTCTTTGTATAAGTCTAATTCTTCTACTCTATTCATATTTTCCTTTCTTTTTTATTTTTTATCATTTTGTTGTTGACATGTCAATTTATATTATTTAATGGGATATTGTGCATTTAAAAGAGCAATCCTTTAAGTAGGAAATATAAAATCTCGAAGTATTGCACAGTACAGGCGACGGAGTTATTCGGATAAGTCCTGTGCTAAATTAAATAGAAAGGAATAAAAATGAAAAGAAAAAATTGGACACAAGAAGAAATAGAAAAAGCAAGAGAACTTTTAAAAATTCACTCTTACGCAACAGTAGGTAAAATGTTGCATAGATCAAAAAATTCTGTGGTAGGACAATTTTACCGCGAGAAAGTTTTAAATGGATATACACCACCGCCAGATTCTCCATTTACAAGAAAAAAAGAAAAGAATATTTTTGTTGATAGTTAATTTGTCCCATGTTAATAGGATATTAAGAAAGGATAATGTATGAAACAATTAGAATTTATTAAATCTAAAAAGTTATTGAATATTGATAACAATGCAAAAACTGTAAAAGGTCAAAAATATGGTTATATGACGGCGGTCTTATATCTTGCTCCTAGTAATGAAAGCGGTTTCAATGTTTGCCCTATGGCTTCGCAAGGTTGCAAAAAAGCGTGTCTATACACATCTGGACATGGTGCTTTTTCTAATGTGCAACAGGGCAGAATAAATAAAACACGTTGGTATATTCAAGAACGCGACACTTTTCTTGATAAGATTAGAAAAGAAATAGACGCGTTTATTGTCAAGGCGAAAAAAAGAAATCTAATTCCTTGTATTCGTTTAAATGGAACTAGCGACATATCTTGGGAAAAGACAGGTTTGATCGAGGAATATAAAAGTATTCAATGGTATGACTACACAAAAATTTATAAAAGGGCGTTATCTTATGTTAATGGCGAGTTGCCTAGTAATTATCATTTAACTTATTCATTGAATGAAGATAACAGAAAAAACGCATTTGATATATTAGATCGCGGTGGTAATATTTCCGCAGTATTCAGAAAATCACTTCCAAAAAAATACAATGGTTTCAAAGTTGTAAATGCTGACGATAGTGATTTGCGTTTTCTTGACGGCGATAATATTATTGCAGGACTTTTAGCAAAGGGAAAAGCTAAAAATGATTATTCTGGTTTCGTGCTTGACAGTTAATTTGTCCCATGTTAATAGGAATATAACAGAAAGGAACTTATATGAACAAAAATGATATAAGACTAAATAAGGCTAAACGCGACGCAATTAAAAAAGCGTGGCGTGATACTACATTAAAAACACCGACACAAAAAGACGAGTTGCTTAATGACGCTGTAAGTAAATTTAGGGAACTAGAGCAATCAGTTTGGGATAATGTAATTAATCCTGTTGTAACTCAAAATTTTCCGCAAGATGATATGCAGATATTGAAAAAATATTCTCGCGGTGGTTATAATGGTGATTTTGCTCAATATGATAATTGCTTCTATTTTAAACCTAGTTTTGAAGATCGACAAGAAACGCAATTCTGTTGGAATTATAACCGCAACGATATGACAGCATTATATTATAATGATTTGATGAGCGTGGGCGTTAATCCTAATTTGTATTATGAATATGAAAGTAAAGAGAACAATCCGCATTTTTATAAACATGAAACAGATTTAAAAGACGCAGTTAATAATTTAAAGGTTGCTAAATATACAGGTCATCAAAGTTATAATAGTTATCACCACGACGATATAAACGAAAGTGATATTAATAATCTTGGCGGTCATTATTTATTAGTGCCTCAAGGTAGTTGTCACAGTCGCGTTATGATGATTCATAATCAAGATGATTGGCAACAGTTAAGATTATTTAATAGATCAAAAACTAATATGCAAAATGCACAAAAAGATATTTTCAAAGAGAAAATACAATTAATCAATGATATGAACGCAGTTGTTGATCAAGCTAAATTTTTGAATGAGGTTAAAAGTTATTGGATTGACATAGATCAATGTGTAAATTTTGACGCTGACGAAATAGGGACAGCAGTTTCATTAATATCTGATGACACAAAACAACGATTGCTTGATAGTGCTAAATTAAGACAAGCACAGCGTGATATTGTGGCGGTTGTGAAAACACCAAAACAGAAAGTCGACGCATGAGCGATATTCCTGTTTGTCAGAATTGTGGCAAAAAATTATATAAACAATATGGTAGTCGCGGTTTACTCGCGACGCCAAGCCAACGATATTCTTATAAGGGATTTAAAACACAAGAAGAACGCGATATTTTTGAACGCGACGAAATGCCAAAAAACGCTTATAATATAGATAGAAATAGTTGGAACGAAAATAGTTTTAATATAAGTTATCACACACCCCAACAACCTCGCGACGGACTTTTTCATAGTCAGATTTGTTTTTATCAATGGCACGAAAACCACCGCGACGAAATTGAACGCCTCATCAAAGACATGGGCGAGTGGAAAAACCCAAATTGACAGTTAAACCAGAATCAAACTTTGGGCGTCAGATTATGAAAAATATATCTCACGCCCAATGGACTAGAATAGAAAATCGTCATGGTGGCGGAGTTCCAGACCTCTATGGAATATATGGCGGTCAAGCAATTTGGCTTGAATTAAAATGTATTAAACAAAATTCAATCAGCTTATCGCCTTTGCAAATCTCATGGAATTACAACAATTTTCGACATGGTGGGAAAAATTATTATATTGTCCAAGATACGAGATCAAAGGTCATCAAATTATACAGCGGTGATAAAGGTCGCGAACTAGCCAAACAAGGTTTTAATTATGAAGATTCGATCGCGGTCATAGATCCGCCAACAGATTGGCAGATATTAAATAATTTTTTATTTTCTTGACGTGTTGTCCATGTTCCTATATTAATGGGATTAGAAAGGAGTTATATTATGATTAGTTTTACTTATGAAGATAATATCGCAGTAAATTGGGACGGCGATAAAACCTTCAATATAACGCGTGATAGAGTTATTATTGATAGTTTCGTGGAACAAGAAACGCCGACGTTGGAAAAAGCCAACATAATCGCGGACGATTATATCAAAGACGCGTTGCAAGATGAAATGCTTCGCGACGCTGATACAATGCAAGATCAAGACGACGAAATGGAATTTCAATTTCAAAGTCCAGACTTGTTTAAAATGTAAATGGCTAACGTGTCAGAGTTAGTTATTTCAACCGCGAAAAAAAACGGCGACTTGCCCAAGAAACAAGATTATAAATTCATTACATTATTTGACGCTCTCAAAAATACGAGCGTCATAAAAAACTATAACGAACAATATAAAAAAGAGTTTGGCGTTCCAAGTATTTTTGACCGCGAAACAAAGAATATAAAATAAGCGTGAGAGCTTAACGTATTCTTAGTCATGGGCAGTAGACGTACTGTTAGCTGAAAAATGGAAGATAGTCCATTTGACTATTGAGCAAGTTGAAACGATATATACTACTCATAAAAGCCCCTAGATTTTTTTCTTGGTCATTGTGCCATGGTCATATTATCCCAACTTATCCACATTATCCCATTGACATTTTATCAGGTGGTGCTATAATCGATTGATATTTTCGATTTTATCGACAATCGATTATAGCACCAAGTTTCTTTTTCTCACTATCATATAACTGTTGCATTATCCCATAAATATGGTATTAAAATATCAGCATGGCAGAAAGTAGAATATAATATGTCTCATGAAGTTGAAACAATGGCTTGGGCAAATGAAGTGCCTTGGCATAGATTAGGGCGTGAAGTTGGAAACGACGCAACCCCCGATCAAATTTTACGTGTTGCCGATCTTGACTGGAATGTACAAATGAAACCAGTTGAATGGAAAAATGCGGATGGTGGTTATCAACAATCTGATAAGTACTTTTCTTTAGTGCGTGATGCACATACTAGAATTGATGGTGAACAAATTCAAGAACAAGTTCTTGCTAGTGGTCTAACAGATCAATATATACCAATTCAAAATTCTAGAATTGCAAACTTTTTTGATGAGTATATCAAGAATGGCGTTGCAACTATGGAAACCGCAATGTCTTTATTCAATGGTAGAATTGTTATTCTAGTTGCTAAGACTAATGAAAACTTTGAACTTGCTGGTGGTGATAAGATAGAGCAATACTTGTATTGTGCTAGTTATCACACTGGACGCGATCAAGTAAAAATACGATCTTCTAATACTAGGGTTGTATGTAATAATACTTTTAGTGCATCGCTTAGAGAAAATTCAACTATTCAAGGTTTAATTAGTCATAGGTACGATTTCACTAATTCAATAGAGCAACAAGTAAAACATGATCTTGGTATCTCTGTTGAGCAAATGAAAGAGTTCAAAGAAAAGACCGAATTCTTAGCTACTAAAAAACTAAAGGAGAAAGATTTACTTAATTATCTTTTAGTTGTTTACCAACCAGAACTATTGAAAGAGAAAGATTTTAATATTTCTAAGTTGATGACTGATGGCTATGAGTTCAAACCTAGTATGAATGTTAATAGAGCTTATGGTGCTTACCATGATACATTTGAACAAAATG